GTAAGAAATTACCTGAGAATGATATCTGAATCCGGATGTCTTCTTAAATGAATTCTTAAGGATCAGCTCCAGAAGTGGGGCTGCGGAGAGTCAAATCAATGAATCTTATTCTAGATTTATCTTCGAAGGTGACACCTTTCTTAAACTGCCGTCCCTGTAAGGGAACAGCGGAGTAGAGTCAGTGTTACTCAATATACTTCATCACAACAAACATAATGACAAAATTTAATTTTATCACTCGATTTGCTTCGGTGCAGCGTATAAGTAGTAATATTGTAACTATGTTTTCGTTACGTAATGAGAAATTATTGCGTAAAGTTCTTGATAAGTATGCTTGGAAATTAATTTCCTTGTCTACATCTCGAACTAAAGTATCGCCTCGTCTTAGAAGATTTAATAAGTTCCTTGCATTGATGTTTAAAAATTTTAAACATCATGGTGCACAGATGACCATTAAATGGTTAAAAGCGTGCCATATGACTGTTCAACGTAAACTAAGTTCCAAACCGTGTTCGAGTCTTCGTGATATTGAACCTTTACTTCCATTACCTCGTTTAATTAACGGGTTACCTAGTTTTATAGGTACAATGGATAGAAAAGCAATAAGAGAAGGAAATCCTCGAACCATCAGATTATGGTTATCTATTTTACAGATCTATAGAATCCTTGAAGGACCTATGAATCTTAAATTAAATACTATAACTGATGAGTTCGATGGAGATCATTCTGCGATTTCTCGTATCATCGGAGTGTCTAAAGACATAATAACATTTAATCGAACTAAAGGTTTATTGCTTATGAATTCCAAGAAACTAGGAGCAGATAAAGTTTTAAATATATTGTCAGCTGGTCCAAATGGATCACCTTCAATACAAATGATTTTATCTGATGCTATTGCAATGGCAAAATATCCAGAAATCTATAATCCTTTTATGGAATATTGTTTAAAAACAAGATCCATGCTAGGTAGAAATTTGAATAATGCTATACAATGGTCTCAAAGTATGCTGGAATTTCATGGGACTTCTTGGGTTAGAATTCCATCTAAATTATCATTTGATGATTTAGCTCTTGGAAAACTATCCTTTAAAGAAGAAGCAGCTGGTAAATTACGAGTGTTTGCAATTGCAGATATTTGGACTCAATCACTGTTTAAACCTTTACATGATGAACTATTTGTTATCTTAAAAACACTACCTAATGATGGTACGTTTAATCAAGATGCATCTTTTGCTCGATCTATGGAAAAGGCTGCAATTTCTAATTGCGCTTATTCAGTTGATTTATCTTCTGCCACTGATCGTCTACCTATTGATTTACAAATTGGGATTCTAGATTTATTATCTGGTCTCTCAATTGGAAAATTATGGGCTTCGATACTCGTTGACCGACCTTATATGGTTCGAGAAAACGATTATGTTAAAGATTGTGACTTCGTCTATTATAGAACAGGTCAACCTATGGGTTGCCTTTCTTCATGGGCGATGTTAGCAATAACTCATCATTTTATTCTACAAACTTGTGCTTTCCATGTTTATGGAACACGATTGTGGTTTAGTAATTATGAGATCCTTGGTGATGATCTAGTTATCTTTGATAAATTGATCTATCTCGAGTATTGCCGATTAATGGACCAACTTAAAGTTGGTGTTAATCCATCTAAGTCTTTAATCTCTGAAGAACTTGATGCAATTGAATTTGCAAAAAGAACTGGAGTTAAAGGAGTTGATGTTTCTGGTCTGAGTTGGAAACAATTCATTGCCGAAGACTCAATTATGGGACGAATTAATTTATTAATTTCGTCTTCTAAAAGAGGGTTGATATCTAGCGTTCCATTGCTCTTACGAGCGTTAGAACGTACCAAAGGTGATAATTTATTATCTTCTCCGAAAGGAAAAGAAATTTTAAATTTATCGTTAATGGGACTTTTAGGATATTTCTCCAATAGTGGATATATTTCGCTAAAAGATGCAGTATCGTTCACGGTCGATCCTCAAGATGAGGATTTGGAATCATTGGATAAACCAAGTCTTCCTATTACCATGACGTTGCATAGTGTCCTGAGTATAATGAATCTCAGAGACAAGTTTGTTACGGAAAAAGGGGTTTCTACAGTTTTATCTTCATATGAAGATAGAGCAGAAATCGCTAAAACGGAAGTATTACCGTTTATGGCTGATTCTCTTGTTCGGGAAGCAGTTTCTCGTATGTTATTGTTTACCAATAATTACGATGATGCTCTTTCCTTATATAGTAAAACTCTGGTGAACAAGGACTTTCAATTAGAAAGTTTATCTTCCATAGAAAGATCACAGTTAGTGAGTTTCTCAGAAGAGACCTTATTAAGAGGTCGAGATCCTCAAGATATGTATGATGAAATCTTTGATTTCGCATATGGTCTTAAGGAAATGCCAACAATGGATGAAGCTAATTACTTCAGTTCAAAAGTTGATGCATTTTGCTCGTCATTTAAATTCGAGTCCCTTTCTAAAGTAAACAAACGAGCTGATGTATCCTGGTTAAGCAAAGATATTGCGTTAGCAGGAACAATTCAGGGTACTCCATATTGGAGACTTCTAAGCTAGTCGATACCGTAACATGTTACGATAAACATACTAATGCTTCTAAGGTTTTAATCTGAAAGCTATTTATTTAGTTATAAGTCTGGGATCACGAAAGTGTGAAATGACCTCTATGAGGATTATCATATATAGGAAGTAGCGTCTGTTTCTTATTGAAGAAAGAGAGGCACTAGCGGAATGTATAGTGTATAAATATATACGGAC